TTCGTTAGTGTGTTTTATGGTTATATTATTGAATAAAGTTCCAAATCCAATAATAGTTTTTCGAAAAATTTCGTTATAAAAATATTCAAACATTTTTTTAATTAATTAATAACTATTTAACAACTATGGCATTCCAAATGGATTTTTTTCGCTAAAGTCTAAAATTTCATCTGCTTCAATTTCAATCTGTTCGTTTGATCCATATCCACTGCTTATATAAAACTCATCTATAGTTTTTAATGTATATCTAGCTGAAGAACTAGATCCAACAATAACTTCGCCGCTTATAAATTCTCCATTTACTTTATACACTTGTAGTTGATTTTTTATCGCATCCCAATCTCTAACTTTGGCTGTGGTTCCGCTTATAGATCCAGTAACAACTTCATTAAATTCAAATGTTCCAATAGATGTAGATCCAGATCCAGCAATTGATATTGTTGGAGTTATTACATATCTAGATCCTGCATCTGTCATTGCAATTTGAGTAATAGTTCCAGCAGCACTTACAACTGCGTATCCTCTAGCGGTATGAACTCCTGCAATTAATTCTACGTAATTTTTTATATCGGGATCATTTTGAATTGTTACATTTGGCGCAACTAAATATCCACCCCCACCGTATGTTACGGTAATTCCAGTAACAATTCCGCATTGATCGATTCCAAATTCAAACGTGGTCGTAGCAATTCCTGTATTTGTTGATGTTGATGATATAAAGATAGTTCCAATTCCAATAGAATCTACATAAGTTTCATCTGGAATAAAATTATATTCTTTTCTTACATCAGTGTAATTGTATGGAAGTCTGACTCTATCTCCTATCAAAATTCCTTCCGTTGCTATTCCAGAAATGATTGTAGATCCTATTGCAATAGTGCCAGTAGTTATGACAGAATTATATCTCATTGTGGCTACACCTATTGCCCTGAATTGCTCTCCAATGCCAGCGGGAGCACCAATACTGACGGTTGCAGTAACTCCAGACGCATATCCAAATCCACTGTTTCCTATAGAAATGGATGATATAGTTCCTGCTATAGAAACTGTAGCCGTAGCAGTCGCTCTAACGGGATCTGTTCCTCCAGAAAATATAATTTGTGGTGCAACTGTGTAACCCAAACCAATAGTTGCTCCAGTTCCAACACACCAAGGTAAAGATTGATCAAATCCAACTGCCGTAACTACACCGGTAATTGGATTTATAGTCGCAATTCCAATCGCTTGAATTAATGGTGGTCGTTGAGAACCATAAGTTGATATGGAAACAACGGGTGCCGTTCTATATGCTCTTCCAGAACTAGTAAATGTAAAAGAATTTGGATCAATACTGGATCCAGCTATTCCAATAGTACCCGAAGCATAACTATATCCTGGGTGAGATATTGTAACAGTTGGTGCTGTTGTATAAAACTTACCTTCATTTGTAACAGAGATTTTTGCTACAGTTCCTCCAGTTGTGTTATAATCTCCCATTGTGGCCGATGCAGTAGCGTTATTAGCACTACCTGTTGGCAGATCTATTGTTACTGTAGGTATAAACCCCGGTTTATAAAACCTACCTCCTGTTGTATCAGTAAACAAGTATGCTGGTCCTCCCTTGGTCAAGTTGATTGAAAGAACACTAGCTCCTGTTGAAATTACAGTATCGATAGTTGCGGTAGCTTTTGCACCAACATGTTTTGGTTTAGAGAATAATACTGTAGGAATTCCAACGTATCCTCCGCCGCCAGAGGTGATGGTAACAACTCCCACAGATCCATATGCCAAAGATGCAATTCCTATTGCTCCACTGCCATCCCCTCCAATAAATTTAACCTTAGGAGTCATTGTATATCCAGATCCAACCGTTGTTAAACCAACAGATTGAACAGATTTTGATAGGGGATTTACATTGTCATTACATACTACAATACCCTCTATCATATTTGCAATACCAGCAGCAGTTCTTCCTCCCGAAGGAGCAGAAGAAATTGCTACCCTTGGTGCAGAGGTATACCCACCACCACGATTTTTAATCGTAATAAATCTTACTGCTCCATCTACTAAACTTGTTATAGCTGTTGCTGTTGAGGCTGCTCCTACCAAATTTAAGAGTTGAATATTTCCAACTAATGTAGAAAGATTTTGCTCTCCTTCTGTAAAAGATTCCTCCGCCAATACATCATCAATTTCACCAACTCCGGTATCGATAACTTCATCTTCATATTGGAATAGTTCACATCTTAATTCATAAGTATAGTTTCCTTGGAGTTGATAAAATGGTTTTTCATGTTCAACATATTTTATTTCAAAAAGTCTGTCGCCTAATGGAAAATAAACAAGATCTCCTTCTTTAGGTCTAGTCGCCAATTTAACATCAGCGTGTTTAATTATAAGTGGGCTAATATAGGTTTCAAATCTTTCTCTGGATATTGTTAGCGTAATTTCATTTAATGCTTGTATGCCAAATTTAGATAATATTGTTGGATTATTTCCATATCCATCATATGTTTCAACATATGCTTCAATTGGATATGCGCGATCGAATGAAGATTCGATTACTTCTTTAATAATAGTTTTTTCCGTGAGATAAAATCTTGGTAGATAATAAACTTCGACACCATACATTCTCAGGTGCTCATTGACCAAATCCTGAATTAAATTTTGTTCTGTTTTTGAACCCTGCAGAAAAAATGGATTTAACATTACCCTATCATATCAAGTGGAGGAAGTTCATATGTATTGGACATTTTTTCCATTAAAATATCTATTTCTCTTTGAGCGTCTTCGTACATTTGTCTTCCATTAAGCTCAACCCCTCCAGGTAATTTAACACCTGTAAATTTCATCATATTTTGTCCCCATTGTCTTTTTATAAGTGATGTTAGATATTGCTTTAAGAATGAATCATTCCAAACTTGAGAGTAATTGTTTGGGTCTAAAGTGCTATAACAATCAATAACAATATAATCATCTTTTTTAATCGAAGACCAATCGATATCCAAATATAATCTGTCTTGCCTTTTATTAAATCTTATTTGTTTTTGTGTATTTAAAAGAAAATCCAAATCTTCCAAATATGTTTTTGTCATAGCATATGTCAATAGTTCAATTGATCCCCAATAGTAAATATCATTTAAAAATAACTGATATTTAATACTAAACATATTATGAGTTATGGTATTTGATCCATCAAAACGAAATATTTTATTAACTCCTATTATGTTTGGAGGAACTTGTAAATAATTGCTGTTTTCTTCAAAATTAAATGTAGTTGATGTATTATTAATTGTCGTAGTTGCTGTAGATACTACTATTCCTGAGCTAGTATTTCCTCCTTTCGCTCTTCCTCTATCAATATCTTCTTGTGTTATTTTATACTTATAAAATGTAGGATATACACCATCAAAGTGTCTTTCTTGAAAGAATTGAACGGCGTCATCAACCAAGTCATCAATTTGCTCATCAGCTACGTTTATTTCTAATACGGGTGCGCCCAATTTTCTCTTACAATAATCTATTAATTGCTGTCTAGTGCCTGGTAGCGCCATTTTAACACCTTCTCTTAATGGTATTTATTCTTTCTTTTTGCCAAGCATTGTGGAGAGAACCTCTTGCTGTTTCAAATAAAGTTTCATATATGCTTTACTAATGTTTCTCAAATCATCAAGATCATCGATTTCATCAATTTCCATACAAGCTTTCATGAATTCAAAACTCTTTGACAAATCTTCTAAAACTATATCATTTGGATCCATTTGCAATTCCTCTTAAAAGATTTTTTATTTCACTAATATCATCCTTTATACTAGCAAGTTCTGACTCAAGATTTTGTATCTTTTGTTTCTCTTCGTTTTTTATGTTTTTTCTTGAAAGATAATCATTATATTCTGACATATTTGTATTAATAATTGAATTGGTTCTTTGGTCCCTCAACAAATGCGAGTGACCCTCTACTTTTAACAAGTCCATAAATTATGCCAGTGCAATTACTCTAAGATTTTTAAATCTTGGTGGATATGCTTGATTTGTACCACTCATTACTATTTTAATTCTATATGCTCTAAAGTCTGGTAAATTCGATATAGTAAATTTATATTCTTTATATTCAATTTCATATGGAGAAAAACCTAATGATACCGTTGGAGATATAAATTTATCTGGTCTACCATTGTTTAATGAAGAGTCGATAATTGTTCCATTTGCGTCTAAATTGTCATAACCTGGGAAAGGAACAAAAATAGGATTGAAATTTTCTTCATTTGATATAGAATAAAATGCTCTTATATCCGAATAACTGTTAATATGTGCATCCAGTATTACCTGTATAGAAGAAGCAGGATTTGTTAATCTATTTTCTTTCGAAACATATTGACAAGCATTTGGATCTTCAAGCATTGAGTTAACTCGTGGATCTACTGCATAATCAGTTATTGGTCTGTTTATTCTATTTGATGTTAGAATTATATTAGTTCTTTGTAGATCAATTACTGGACTTATTCTTGTATCAACTGTTGATAATGAAAGTCTCATATTTAATGATTTATTTTCTGCAATCAATCCAAGATTATTTAATTCATTTATTTCCGAACAAATTAATCTTGTGCCATCCAAATAGTTTGTTTGATTCAAACTGACAGCTTCAAATCCTTTATCTAGGAATGGAGATTCAAAATCTGATCCATCAATACTTCTTCCGGTAACCGTTCTGATTTGAGCGTTGAGTGAAGTTCCTCTTACGGTCAAGTTTTGAACCATTGGAGTTATAACTTCATATGGAATGTTTTGAGATGCTTTAATATTATCTCCCCCAGCAGACTTACTTTCGTTGAAGTAAAGAATTGGGAAAGAATCACCATTGGTTCTATCTATACCATCGGCACTCATATCAATATTAATATTATAGTTGTCAAAAGATTTTGAAGATTCGTCAAATGCAACTTCATGAACTTTATTGATTCTTCTTAAAGATACGCCTCCCAATTCATATTTGTAAACTGGAGTTCCTGTGGGATAATTCTTTGAAGTTCCTGAAATTTGCCTTGTTATGACTCCACCTAAAGATGCTCCACTAGCTGAAGTATACGCAATCACTTCGTCTCCAATTAATAAGTATCCTGGATTTGTACTTGCAACTCCAACATTTTCAAATACTCCAAATCCAGAAATATTTTCAACTACAAGTGGAGTAACTGAATCTAAACTATATGGTTGCGTCAGTTTTGTTGGGACAATATCACTGGCGACATTGGAAATTGACACATAATTTTGGTCAAAGTACATTCCATGATTTTTATGGTTTACTTTGATTGTAGTTCCTGATTTTTCTGCAGTTATATCGGTAATAGTTACGTTTCCACCTTGAGATTGATTAATCAAATATGTACCAGAAGTTGTGGTATAACTTAATGTTCCACCAACACCAACCAAAAAGTCTCCCTGAACATTATCCAATATCAATTGATTTGTACTTGCGATAGAAACGATTGACATTCTTAGGTTTCTACCAGCTGGAGAATTTCCAATAGTAGTAACTCCAACAACATCACCAACCTTATACCCATTTCCACCATTTACAATGGTAGCAGCAACAGCTACACCGTTGGATATAGTTATATTTGCAGTAGCATTTGCACCAAATCCTGTTATACTAGTAAGAGGAACTGAGTCAAATGTATATGATCCTCCAGTTGTTGAAGATGGTGTATATCCTATTCCTGGATTAATGATACTCAATGTGGTATACGCTACTCCAGCATTTCCTACATAATTTCCAGAAGCATTAGTATTTGCCTGGTAAATTGTATTTCCAAGATTTAATAAAGTATCTTGGAGAGTTGATCCAATTCCAATTCTTATTCTTCTGGACTCCAGTTCAATACTTTCTGGTAAAAGTTTTGCGACTTGACCATTCCCTTCAGAAAGAGTTGGATTATAAAAATCAAGTGTGCCACTATCAATAAAATCAGCTCTATACATTGTAAATTTAAGATCTTCCCACTGGCTTGGTTCCCAGATAGAAGCATTTTGAGATTTAAATAGTGATCCCAAGTATGGTTGAGAAGATATAAATTCTTGAGTTATAAGATCATTCTCTCCAACTCTAGATATGAATACTCTATATTTCGAAGAATTGGACACTAGAACTATCGCATATTCTTTTTGTCCTTCGAGGTAAATTGGAGACTTAAATTCAAATGAAGTCGCAACAGATCCATCTGCAGACGTGCTTACATTCGCTGGATCCAAGAATACTTCAGAGAATGGTAAAATAGTCGCAGTTGGTGTTCCCAACTCTACAGTTCTAACCTGTAAAGATACTGGAATATCATCATCGTCTTTTGAACTAAAGAATACATCACATCTTGTTAGGAAAATGCCAGTTTCATCATCAACAAAGAATGTTTCCGCTAAAGGATCATAGAATCCTACAACAACAGATCTACTAGAACTTGAAAGAGTTTCACTCTGAGTTACAATTGTTCCAGTAGTTCTAACTACATCTCTTTGTTGTCTTGATTCTAATGTTTCTACCCTTGCATTTCTTACTGAAATTATATTTCTTTGGACAGTTTCTATAGTACCAGATGAAGCAAATGATTCGTCACCAAACGTAACCGCTAGATTCTTATCATTTGTATCATTGTTTATTAATGTGAAGACTTTGTTTCCAGACTCAAATGATGGGAAACCTATGATGTTGGAATTTGGAATATAGAAACTTCCTTGGACATTTGCTGCAATATCAGAAATCAATCTGACATTTGTAATTACAGCCTGAGCACCACTTGTTTCTCCTCTTAAAATCATTTGTGGTGCTACCCAACCAAAGAACTCTCCAGATGGTTGATCAGATAAGGAGAAAAGATCCACGTTCAAGATAGATGAAGTTGGTGAGTATCTATCAGGTAGAGTTTCGTTTGTATAAGGATTGGATGGATATGTTACTGCAGGAAGGTTATATGGACCTTCTCTATGGTTAGATGCAGCAAGTCTAAATCTAATTCTTGGAGTTGCAGCAGCAACTATTGGACCTAATCCAGTGTCTCTCGATACTCCAATAACAGTTTCTCCAACCTGGAAAGTTCCAGAGACCATTGAAATTTCTAATAGTTTTGGAACACAGAACTGAGTAACATTAACTCCATCAAAAAATGCATAAACTTGAGTTAATGGTTTAAATCTTCTACCAACGAAAGTAACGTTTCTAGATCTCATAAACGAGATCAGTTCTCTACTTACTACACGATCTCCAACATCGGTCATATCAAATTGTTCTTGGACCGACAATGTTCTTCCGGTTCTGAACTCAAATCCAGTGTCAATTGTTTCTCTAGTTTGTTCTCTGACAGTTGTTGTTGTTTGCGTTTCTGTTATGGGTAGTAGACCGAAGCTACTAACACCTCTCCATTGACCTCCTGTTACAATTGTTCTTTCTCTAGTTGCTTCTCTAATTTCTTGGCCAGTCCATACTGTCTCCCAAGCATTCCATACTGTAGGTGCAAATCCAGTCTGTGGATCGACTCCTTGATTTTGCACGGCATTTCTAAATGTTTCTGCAAAATTACCTTCTGTTCTGATAATTCTGGGTTCTAATCTAGTTGTTTCAATCCAAGTATCTGATGCTGGAGTTAATTCTATAGTTCCTTGCCAAAAACTTAATACAAAGGGAACAACACTTTCTGTTCTAGTTGCAAAAGGTTGTTTTAACCATTCAGTTTCTGTATAGTCTAAAGTAATGATATCATCAATTTTTCTAACATTTATTCCTTCTGGGGATTTAAATCTTATATCTTCCCCAGCACTTGCATTTGCATATGGTTGCAAATCTATAGATGTTGTGTAGTGGCTTGGCCTTAACTCTTTAAATTTAAAATCTACACTATTCTTAATTCCTATAGAAAATTCTTGAGCTGATGTTGAAGTAAAGTTTTCAACAAAAAATCCTGACTTAAACTTATTTAATCCATCCGCATCAGGGATAAACAAGTTTGCAGTTTCAGTTTCAAGGAGAGAAAGACTTGTGTAGTATTCTAAGTTAGAGATTCTATCTTCTAACATACTAATATCTTTCATCTGATATCTCTTATATTGATATCGATCAAAGATAATATCACTAACATTGTAAAGATATGGTGGAATAGTTGCAGTTGCAATTTCTATAGCATTATCTACAGAAACTGGTTTTTCTGGTTTTTCTGCAGGTGTTCCAAATTTTACTTGGAATATTCCATCTTTTGTTAAGAAAATTCTATCTATTCTTCCCAAATAGAAAGAATAATTAGTCCTAATAAACTCATCAGATGCTAAAATATTGGCAGCGGAATTTCCAGATTGTGAAAATGTTCTTCCAAGAAATTCAAAGGGAGATCGTGCGTTTTCTTGAACAATATAATCAGAAACTTTAGGACGAATATCAATAATATCACTACATCTGGTTGTGGAGTTTATAGTTGGTATTTCTTTTCCATAATTATATGTCGAGTATGATTCGACAGTTGTTATATCTCCATCATCTACAGAATCAAAAAATCCATTTGCAAAATAGATTTTTATTTGTCTAGATGGAGCAAGAACATTTTGCTTTCTAATTAGCGATCCATATCCATAGAAAGATCCATTTTGTCCGTTGTCGTATGTAAAATTATTTGATATTTTACTGCTGGAATCATTAAGAGTTCCAATTACAGATTGAATTCTTGACTCTACAAATAAAACAGTTTCTCCTTCTTTTAAAGGAATTTCATTTAATGGAATATAAGATATTTGAGTATCATTTACTCTTTCGGCAAGAATCGCCACAGAACCAGATGACTGTCCTATAAATTGTTCACCAATGACTAAATCTGTTGTTTTGCTGCTTGGACCAGCAATATTATTTAAAATTGCTGTTGGTGCTGAAGCGAGAGATGTGTCTTTTGATTCATAAACACCTAAAACAGTGATGATATCTCCATAGTTTAGACAAATATCTCTATCTTGAACTCTTGTTCCATAAGGATAATTGCCATAAATTAGTCCATCATCCAGTGTTGTTGATCCTGTACCAGAAATTGGATTGGTTGATTTATCAACTATAATACTATTAACTCTATTTCTTATTTTGGATTTTGCTTTTACTCTAGTCTTTTGTGCCGTTACTATTAATGTAGCACCACTATCATTAGATCCTAAATTGTAAATTTGAAGTCTTGTGAGATTATTTGTGAGTTCTATCTGATCCGAACTTAGTGGTTCACATCCACCATCAGATCTAATTAAAAGATATCTTTCTTCATCAAATGGTAAAAATATTTCATTAGTATCTGCATCAATTGCTGAAGATAATTTATTATTGGTAATATTTACTGTATATACTTTTCTGATAGTTAATGATGTATTATTTAAACTTACCGCAGATATATGTTGTTTGGGGAATTTGGTATATAAAGTATTATCGCTCGAAGACTCTAACTTTGATGTTAAAACTGTTAAATCTGATACTACTAAATTTGAAACAGGTAATCTAGATGTTGTTAGACCAGAAACTGTAGAAACACCGACTATTTGTATGTGACTAGAACCTACACTAACAACTTTTGCAATGACTGGACTTGAAAGAGAAGTGTCTGTAAATTTTAAAAGACTTCCCAGTTTTAAATTCTGCCCAGATGGAAAGAGAGGATTTTGTGAACGTACTGTACTAAATCCAGTATCTGCATCATATGGACTAATTGTAGCAATACCAATAAATGTGGAATTTGATTGAATTACGTCAGCAGTAAATGTTTTTGAAGTTCCAACAATTCCATATACCGATTTTACATCTGAAATACCATATGCAGTTACTGCTATTGAGATCCTATTATCACTAATTCCATCATACGTAAAACTTTCATTATTTACAAATTCACCAGATTTTTGATAAACAACAAGTGAAGTGCCATTTGATACTGATTCTTTTAAAAATGCAGTCGCTCCACTTCTATTGCCTTTAATGAAGGTTGGAATTGAAAGTGTAATTGGAGAATTTAATGTTATTTCTGTTGTAGTTTGAACATCATATAAAGAAATATTCCACTGATTTAAGTTTGGATTTTGACTATCGTAAGATCCAGATTCCAATTTGAAATCATATACTCTAGCCAAACCTATTTCTTTGCCACTTGCTAAAGTCTGTGCAGATCCAACTCTAGAATCCCTTAAACTCAATACATATGTATTTCCAATACCTATTGATGGTCCACCATAAACTCTATTTAATTTAAAAGTGGATCCAGTGTTATATGTAATTATTTGATTATCTAAAGACCTCGTAGTTCTAGTCTTTGAAAAATCTAAGAAAGATGGATTTAGTAATTCTACATCAAATCCCTTTACTACAGCTTTTCCTGGAGATACTTGATAAACTCCTAGACTATCCGATGGAATAGATCCGCTGTAAGTCAGTTGTCCAGATTTAAAAATACCTTGATTTCCAATTAAGTTGTCTAAAGATTCTTTTGCGGAAATAATAAATGGTTCATAGCAATAATCTCCACTATCTTGATATGATTTTCTAGCAATTTCATCTTGAATGACCGAAGATATGTCGCTGGTTGCTTTTGATTTAAGAATTCCGTTATTGATCGTTGCTAACTCTATAAAATTAGCATCATTGAAATCATCGATGCTTTTTTTAAACAATGATGTTGTAATTTTCAGTCTATCTGCACCTGGCGCAGCATAATTGTTAAATCCTCTTGAATTATCATTAAGAGTTTCATCTATATCTGCATTTACTATTTCTTCTAGTATAAAAAGACCTACCCTATAACTTGGCGTGTCATTGTACTGATCTAAGATCAAAGTTTCTTCAGAAACAGTAACAAATTGTCCTCTAACAAAATATACACCTTCGGTTATAGAAAAAGCAGATCCAATGCTAGTAGCATTGTTTGCTAAAGTGACCGCGAAAGAAGATTGTGATTGTATTGTTGCTGCACCCAATAAACCAGATATTAATGGAGAATCTGTGAAAAGTTCTTCTCCATCCAAAAATGTCTGTGTAGCATTATTTTGGCTACTTGAAGAGATGTAATTTAAGTATAAAGTAGCAGTTCCTCTTTCAGATTCGGATGAAAGTAAATAATTTTCAACTACTGCAGTAACTCCTGATAATCTTCCTGTTATTTTAAGTCCAACTAGTTGGGAAATGTATGCATCTACAGGAACTCCCAAATAACTATTTTCTAATTGAACAGCGTAATAGGTCTTATTATATCCACAATGTCCTGGTATAACTTTTGCCCCTTCCTTAAAGAAAGCTTGCCCAAATCTTTCAATTTGTTTTTGGAGAATTGACTGTAAAGTAGTTAATTCTCTCGATTGCACTGGATAACTAGGTTTAAATAAAACCTTATAGTAATTATTATCCGGATTATAATCGTCAAAATATGGAAATACGTTGAGATTAGTTTCTTGGGGCATGACTTTTTAGAATTGCAAAATGATTTTAATATCTTCTTTTTGACTTGAAGACCTTGTGATTGCGGGTCTATTGTCTACATAAATTATATCTCCAGAATATTTTTTAAC